GAGTCATCCTAACTTCAAGCATGTCAAGATGATCATCAATCACTTTACCTGCATTTGTTTCCAGGTCAGCGAACAATTCACGTTTCGTTTTCATTTTTTAAAGATCTTGTAAAGTCCGTAGATGATACCACCAATCACAAAGATTGGCCACATTGAAATAACTAGGAAGAGACCAACAGCGACAGCAAGGAGAGACATCCCAGCGAGAGTGCTAGAAACACCTCCGTCATCAGAATCGTCATCATCATTGTCTACACCATTGAAACGAGTTTGTAAGATTTTACCATCATACATCTCCTCACCCTGAGAACGTGCTTCAGCGTGTGTGATGCATCCTTGAACTGGCATCCATTGAATGCGTCCGTTCTTTTGTACCAAGACATCAAATCGTTTAGTCATCAGAGTGTACCTGCATTGTTAATGAACTCTTTGGCATCACTTACAGTAGTGAAATTACCAACAAAGTTATACTCGGGCCCACTATCGGTTTCAACAATTTTTTTAATCGAGAAACCACCATTCTCTTTATCTTCGTAGATAGCACCGATGATTTCGCCATTGTTGTAAACTACCTCATTGTAAAGGACAAAGTTGAGATTGCGGTGGTATTTAATACCAGTGGTGTCTTGAATGTGCATCATATCAAACATATTGAAGAGAAGGAATGTTCAGGGAAACTTTGAAGTTGTTGTGTTCTACCTTCTCAATAGAGTGATTGGTAGGAGGAAGAATACTGAACTGATCATACACAATCCATGCATCTTCATCTTCTGAGATAACAGCGAAACCGAAGACTCCAGCAGTTGGCATCATGTAGAGTCCATGTTTTTCTGCCTGTTTGAGTGATGAAAAACCACGAGTAGTGATTGTCCAGTCATCACCGAAGTAAGCGCAGATGAAGTCGGTCATTGGTGTTCCTCTCAACATGGCTAATATACATCAGATCAGGGTGTTGTGGAGAGATGGTGGACACCTCTCCGACTGTCACATCAATCACTTAGCGGGTTAATTGTGCGCCAACCCTTTGCTGGTGTAGCATTACCTTTTGTTGGTTCTAATTCTTTCTTTAGTTTTTTAGTTTCATGCTTTATCTCTTCGTGAGTAATCTCCCACGATCCCTCTTCTTCTGGTGAGTGAAATCCTTTCATTACCAAATTTCCGTCCATCGTTTGTGTGTTGCCTTGGTCATTCTACCTTCTTTAAGCATGTTATCACACACATTACAGAAGACTTGAAACTTTTCTTCACGAGTGAGAGTGTCAGCATACTCACATTTTTTCATGATGTTGAGCATGTATGATTTGGAAGTGATCATAGTATGGTGATGATGATGACAATAATAGCGAGGAGATACAACAAGAGATATTTCATTTCGATTACTTTGTAATTATAGACCCTCAGACAACTCACTGAGGGCCTCATGTAGACAGTTCTCCAACTGATCGTACAGATGACCTGCGTTGACATCGTGATGTGCAGAATACTGCTCAGTATGTCCTAAAGGACATCCCATCATCATATCCATGAGAAACTTAATTTGCTGAGTGTCAAGTTCTACTTGTGTGACTACACTATTCATGACTCAGTGGTTGAAGTATTTGCATAGCAGTATATGCGGTTACTTTTGACTTGTCAACGATTTTTCCTGGTTTCTTGACATTGACTGGAGCATGAACATCTCCAGTCTTTTTGTTGATGAAACCCCACACAGTTTTGACTTGTTTGCCTTCAGCATACACATACTCTTTATGATGAATGAGCATGATTCGTTTGTACTTGGTGTTGAAGTCCTCAGTCAGATAACTGTATCCTTCAGGTGCCTTCAGTTTCATCGATACTTTGGTTTGTTTTGTTGTCTATCAAATTTATCAATTTGATATCCCTCTTTTAGAGCTTGAATAATTATATTCTCATACGAATGAGAAAAGAGTGGGATGTGACGATGAAGGAGATAATCTTCACAGTCTTCTGATAGTGCTTCTTTCTCTTCGTGAGATAGTTTGGTTAGATCAAGCATAGTTATACTGACATGATTTTACTGTTTAATGAATCAAAATCTTGAATATCATAATCAGCACGACCATTACATACGCCGTGTTCAATGACATCCATCATGATTTCTTGCAATAAAACCAGTTCCTCGTAAGTGAGACTAGAGATAGAAAAATGATTATACATAACTCAACAAGCAGCAGGCATATAGGACTGAGGTTCGGTCAGAAAGTCAGTGACTTCATAACCATGAAGATCAAGACGTGCATTGACAGTCTCAATCATATCACGACGTGACATCAACCGCATGGATTGTGCTTCACCTTTGAACTTCAAAGTATACACAAACTTATCAGTCAGAATGTTGTGAGGGCGAAACTCAACAACCATGGAATTGCGTTTGTGGGTGACTTGCATGTGGGGTGTCCGTCTCAACATGGCTAATATACCATTGCCTAAGGGGTCTGGAAGCGTCTGTGTGACACTTCTTAGACTGTTTAGAGGTCAGCGTCAGGGTTGAGTGAATCATCGCTAATTAGAGAGTCATTAATGACTTGTTCAGCGTAATCTGTGATGATTTTAGTAATCTCTTCCTCAGTCATAGTATTCAACCAAGACCACAATGGATCTTCTGGATCCCATTCAAGAGAAAAAGATCCATCTTCATTTTGTTCAACTTTTAATGTATCAGTTTTATTCACAGTTTACCTCCAACAACACCACTGTTCACAACACGAGTATAGTCATCAATTGTACCATCTTGCAAACATTTAAGATGCCATCGTGTCATACGAATAACATCTTTCTCATGCAATCCTGTGAGGAAATGTGCCCCCAGTGGTTCTTTCAAGATGGATACATGCAATCCAAATCGTGTTTTTTTAATGTAGAAAGCATCATCAATCCAAACAACATTTTCGGGAATGTTTTTCTCAACAGTTCCACCCAATGAAGTTTCAATCGTCGTCTTTTTCTTCTGTGTCTCTTGTGTCATCAAAAATTGTGTTGAGTGTTAACTGTCTTTCCAATTCTACCTTAATTGTGTTCAAATGTCTATGGATGTAAGCTTGGTATGGGTTGCCTTTGGTTAGGTTTGTAATACCCTCAACCTGGTGAATTGCCAGAATTAGTTTTGTTTTCTCGTCCATGTGTCTCTGATTGTAGTTTCTTTAGGTATCGTTTCATCATCCAAGAATCATACTTAATTCTGGGATACATCGTGATAATAAACCACCTACGTCTGATAGTTACCCACAGTTCCATGAATCTAAGGTTTACTAACCTTGCTGCATTGTCATCTGTAATAACAAAATATACACAAATAGAAAACAATACTAGAAGAGTATAATAAGTCCCCATCAATAAAACTCCTTGTTCCTCTTTGTATCAAGATATGAAAGGATTTCACCTCTCCATTCCATTAACTCATGATAACAAAGTTGTTCATGAGCATCTCTACGAAGTTCTGGATCTGGTTTTAGTACACTCTCATAAAATAAATTGAAGGCATCGCGACGTTTTTGTTGTTTTGATTCGTCCATTTGATTTATATGAGTGTTGTTATCATAACCTATGTATCACCTTTTTTATGTTTTTTTCGGTATTTCTTTAGGTTTGCGTAACCAGTCTTAATTCTCTGATATGCCTCCTCAGAACTAATCTTATTAGCGATTTCCATATTAACAGCAGTTGTCACTACTACCTCAAACTGTCTTAATTCTAAGTCATAATCATCAAAATTATACATATATTTCCTTACGTACTACAATGTAGCTATAAAAAAACCTCCCCGAAGGGAGGTTTTACTGGGGTTGATCTTAATTTCAAAGACCAATTGATATGAAGTGTTCATGCGAACACTCTCGGTAATTAAACCACTCGCAGGAATCAACCCCAGTCATCATCAAAGTCTGGATCTGACTTTCGATTCCACCTCTTCTTACCAGAGATTTTATATCCACTGGCAATTTCTTCATATTCATAGTCACTGTTCATAGCATAATTAATCTTTTCTTCTCTAAAAGTATTGGACTTTTTAGCAGAATACTTGCGATGAGTACGTGCCATTGTTGATGGTAATCCTCCTTAATTTACTCGTAATAAGTGTCGAAAGCGTAGTCATATTCAGACTGTGAGTCATCGTAGAATTCACAGTCCTCTTTTTTGTTGAGATCCATTTTGCGATAATACTCGTCAAGTTGAATCTCATCCCGTATCTCGTCTATAATTGAACGATTTTGAATCGGTGTTGAGAACATTGTTCATCCTCTGATGTACTTGGTAATAATACACCAACCCAGACTATTTGTCAAGGGGCTTGCGTAAATATTATTTAGTCCATCATCAGATTTTTTATCCACTCATCAAATTCTTCTCCAATGGAAATAGCATCTTCATATTTTCCCTCATTGATGAGGAATTCTAATCGTTCTGTTCTATCCTTGAGAATTTCTTTGATGATAGTTTCAGTTATCATATCTCTTTACCCCATTTTGAAATAGGACAGGAAGCGTGTTTTAGTCTAGTTTTAGCTGACATAAAACAACCACATTTTTTGCATTGTGTTGTTGAACTATTAAATTCTGGACATGCTCTACAAATTGATAACCTATTGGAAACAGCACTTGGAGAACAAAAAGTATTTTTTCCTTTGGCGATATCACCAACGGTATCTGTGACTGTTTCAGAAAGATTCTTTAATTTATAAACAATCTCTTTTCTGATATCGTCTCTTCTGGACATCAGTCAAGAACTGCAGCGACTGCTTCAGGTGATGCTTCGGGTTCTGCTGCAGGTTCTTCAGTTGTTTCTTCTTCTGGTGCAAGGATACCGAGTCCTTCAATTGCACCTTGGAGTTTAACGTAAAGTTCTTTCTTCTGAGTCAATTCAGCGTCAAGTTTACGAAGTTCATCAGCAACTGTTGCTTGCTGTTCTTTAAAGTTAGCGAGAAGTTCTTCAGGAGTCATTGTCATTTGTTTTACCTATAGAATAGTAATGTGGTAATCATAGAATATTTAGTCAGTTTTGTCAACCTACTTGACAGGGATAACCGAACTCAGTAAAATAACTCTGCCAAGGTTCAAAAGAGAAGCTATAATTATTCTTCTGGGGGAGGTGGAAGTTCAGGTTCTGTTGGTATATCTGCCGCTTTACCAACTACTCCCAAGTCATAAGCTTGTTGGACTTGTGCATCAACACCAACAGCAATTGCGATACTATTTGCATTGCAATGTGCAGTATTTAATTGAATAATTTCTTCAACGGCAATACGAGCGCGATTAATTGCTGAATTGGTAATCCATTCATCAACATCGGCAGCAATATATTCCATGCCTAATTTTTCAGTTTCTGTTAATGTGATTGTGTAATCTGCCATTTTATATAACTTATGTGGTTTTTTATATTTATCCTAGTAAGTAACCACTAAAACGTGACCAGTTATTTCCATGATATTGGACTGCAACACTACCATTCTGCGGGTAAACATAATCATTAGCATTTAAATAAACTACTATACTATAAGACACATTATGCCATTTACCAGTGGAAAAATCTGCACTAAAGTGAATATCTCCACCATGTATTCTAGCGCCATTTTTATACATGTAAACTGCCGCATTACTAATAGTTTGAGCATACCAAATTGAGTAGAAATTAATTTGGTATGATCCACTAACTGGAGCAGTAAATCTATAAGTTGATGTACTATAATGACTACCAGTGTTATGCATAATACGGTCAAATTGCATTTGACTGTTTGCAGAAACAGATTTTGAAGATGCGTTCCAAGTAACACCAAATGATGGATTTTTTGGTTTTGTTACGTGACCATTTCCAGTAATTTTCATGGACGTAACAGGAGTAAATGTAGCATTTGCAGTACTAGCATTTCTATCATTATAAAATATAGTTGTGCCATCATAACAATATTCTGTCCCTGCATGACCCATTCCACCTGCGCCATAAGTAGAAAGACTATAAAAATTATTATTAGTACTTCCACCATCTATACCACTAATATATCCTCTCATGTTTTGAGCAATGAGAAGATTATTATACGTTGACACCATGCTATTAGAAATAGCACCATATCCACTTTTTATCCAACTATTAGCCGACGTTAACTGTAATGGATTTGCATATAGTGCATTTTTAAATTCTCCTATACCATTAGATCTTAATCTAACGTTCCAATTAGTGGCAGTACTGGAAACAGTTGTCCTATCAAATGCACGGAGTCCACCTAATATGAGAGCATTACCATCATACAGCATCTGAACACCATTTCCATATTGAGGACTTTCAGCACCAGCAGCAAAACCAATCTTAGATGTACTCCAAATCAACATTCCATTGGAACTATTTGGATATGTAAAGTCATTAATCGTTGGAGTTTTGGAGTCAATAGATGCTTGACTCATTGATCCAGAAGCTACACCTTTTTCTTTCCAACCAGTATAGTTTCCAGAAATATCACCCTCCATCTTAATTCTTGCAGATGTGGTTGGGTGGTTTATTGTAATACCTCCACTAGTATTAATGCTTAAAGCCTGGTTGGCAAAGAATGCCGATCCAGTACTACCACTAAGTCCAATATTATTACTGCCAGCTAAATTACCTCCCAAATAAAGATCACCATCTGTTTGCAATCCAGAGTGCCAAGTATTTGACGATGAATTTTTTGCTGCCCAAACATAATTATATGAAGCTATACTAGTTCCAGTCTGGAACCAAGAAGAAGTAGAAGAACTCTGAAGGTTAACACTTGCAGCCTGTATTGCACTAGTAGTAAATATAGTTCCATCATATTTGACTGAGAATTTAGTAGTAGCAGAGGTTCCAGAGTCATATCTGTCTACTTTAAGTGCAACTCTATTACCATCATTAGTTCTTCCATCAACTGTAAGTGTTGTTGCCTCACCATCATAAGTTCCATTTCCAGGTTCAATAGTTACTCTATCATATTGTGGTCCAACAGTTGTGGTTCCATTTGATGCTACACGGAATCTAAAATTACCATTTACAAATGCTACAAAATCATCTCCTGCTGCACCAATACGAACAGATGAATTTGCTGTTGTTCCACTTGATTGGAAAGAAATATAAGAGTCTGTCTGATTAGTTTCAAATAAACCAACAATAGTTGAACCACCAGTTTCTTTACTATGAAATTTGAAGTCTGGTGATACTTCTCCCAATCCAAGTTTACCATCAGAAGTTACACGAAGTTTTTCACTACCATTAGATGAAACTAATAATGGAATTGCTTCTTGGTTTGCTCCAGGACTTCCATCAAGATATGCATCTGCATATACACCAACGCAATCTGCTTTTCCTGTAGCAACAAAGTGTCCACCAAAACTTTTCTCTACATCATTATTCGTAAATGTGGTTGTACCTGTCTCTGCTCTTCCCCTAACACCTATTACACTATTATAATTGTAATTTGTATTGAATGCCTTTCCATAAACACCTATTCCTTTTTGTCGTGCTTGTGTGCTTGTTGGTGATGCTCCATAAACACCAACTCCTCTGACGCTAGTCAATCCGTCAATAGTTTCACCACCATAAAAACCAGAGTCGTCTTCAACTTCAGAATATACTCCATAATTTAATTCATAACGAGGACCTAACTGTCGCACCCATAATCCATAATGTGGTCCAGTGGCGTCATTAGGGTTATATGAATTTTGACCCAGTTTCATTGCATATGAATACTGAGTATTCTGCCCCGTAGTGGTTAACAGTGCAGAACCTTCAGGTGTTATACGAAATCTTTCTGTTGATCCTGTTCTTACTCTGAATACATTTGCAAGACTGCTGTGATTATTGCCATAAAGATTGATATTTGCACCACTATTAGATGCAGTACCACCACTAACAGCAAAAGAACTCGTTTCTACTTCTCTTCTTAGTGTGCCATTAGTTGATATCAATTCACCATTAGATGCTATACGAAGTCTTTCTGTTCCACTAGATGCTGGATTATCAGTGCTAGTGACATTATTTTTGAATATAAATTCACCACTAGATGATGAAGTTCCAAAATATAAATCATTGGAAGAATATCCAATCTTTCCTCTATTACCTCCTTCTGCTCCTACGTCTATAAATGCTGTTGAACCAGCTACAGATAAGGTGGCATCGGGAGTGGTATCATTAATACCAACCAGACCACCAGAGGTTATACGAACTCTCTCGTTAGATCCAGCAACAAAGCGGAAAGAATCACTATCGGCCCTATTTCCAATAACCCACTTATTGGTTCCTTGCTTAGCAAAATATAGATTGGTATTATAGCCGCTTTCGCTTGTATCTAATTGAAGAGCTGAATGTGGAGAAGTGCTACTTTTTATTACTACTCGATAGGCATCAGGTACGCTATTAGTTCCGATACCAACATTACCAGCAGAAGTTATACGAAGTCTTTCTGTAGATGCAGTTCCATCATGAATTGTAAATGCACCACCAGTTACATTATTGATAGAGAAATTTCTTTGAGAGTTTTGTAGATTTATAGTAGAACTATTATTTCCGGTAGTTCTTAATTTTAAATTAACAAACCCAGTCGCTGCAATGTCAAGATTTGAACTAGGGTTATTAGTTCCAATACCAACTCTATTTGTGCTCTCGTCTACAACTAAATCGTTAGTGTTAACAATTAAGTCCCCACCCGTAATCCTCAGAGTAGTCGAAGTATTGACTGACTCTGGGATAAATACTGCGTCTACGTGATTACCGATATTTGGCATAGTTATTACGAGGTGATTTCAAGAGCGTTAACAATTACATCGAGAGAGGAGGCTGTGTCCGATGTCACCACAATTTTATCCCCTTCATATGTAGTCTCTCCTGTTGCGAAAACTTCCATGATCTGTTTTTGACCTTGCATGATCTCCAGAGTCGAACCTGAAGGTATTGGGATATTTTTGGCTAGATATACATCTTGTGTAGGGGCTGCCGTAGACCCTACGCCACTAGCTCCTCTATCAAGTTGTACGTCTACATTAATAGGAGTAGAAGCAGTATTTGATAGAGCTATACCGATTACAATTGCTGTTTTACCATTTGTGCCAGTTCTATCTACTTGATAAGCCGTTGTCGGAGTGGTGCCAACGTTTGCTTTTGAAAAAGATTTAAATGTATTTGCCATGGTGATATATTACCCTAGAGCGATAGATAGAGCAATGATATCGTCGATTGTTGCACCGGCTCCAGCAGTGGATCTTACCTCGTTAATTGCCGATACTATACTTGACTTATCGGTAGTTGCTAGAGAACTTAACGCCCCGACATCAACCAATTGTCCTGTGTTTGTAATTACTTCTCTGGTGGGTGTACCACCATTATCAACGCCCGTGCCTGCAGTCAGACCATGTCTGACATGAAAATGCTTTGTTGCCATAGGTTCACTTTCCCCTGTGCAAATTTGTGATTATCTATTTAAGACTTTAAACAAAAAATCCTAGGAGAGAACGGCAGTGCGTACTGTTTTTATCTCGATTTGTCCTATGGTTGCTGCATATCTCTGGAAGTATATTTCTACATTGCTACCTACAACGTTTGCAGAAAAATCTCCGAGTCTTTGATTCAGAGTAGAGGCCGTTCCGTAATCCACGACATCTACATCAGTTCCGTTATGAACCACGAGTAGTTCTGTAACTTGATAATTTACTGGTATGCCTGCTCCTCCTAAAGAAATCTGGACAAAGATTTTTGCAGAACGATACGTTGATGGGAAAGAGTCGATGGTGGTTCTCTGAGTGTTGCCTAGTGGTTCGTTAGATGTAGATACCTTTTCTTGGGTTTTACTATCAGTGTTTCCGTCCCATAAAAATTCATAGGCCCCGAAGCTAATCTCGTCTGCGAAAGTAATCTCATTTTCGCCATCACCAGCAACATAGGTCCTAAAGGCTTCAGTGTCTAATCTATAGGCAGTTGCATGATCGCCGGTGGATCCTACAAAAATATATCCTTGTTCTAACTGTACTTGGTTATCAATATCTGGATGATTGATAAATATTCTTCCATCAGCGCTCCCACTTGATTCTTTTAATAGGAGTCCTATGGGCTGCCTTTCTCCCTGAGATACTGTAGGAGGTACAAAGGTGAGTCCGCCTCCCGCTTTAACATATACTACACTTCCAGACTCATCGCTGTTTACGGGGTTGGAATCAATTGTTAAGCTATTTCCAACTTTTAACTCTCCGTATACTGTAACTATTCCGAGGCTGTTCGCCGCAATATCTGCACTAGCAAGGCCAATAGCTCTCATTGTAGTACTTGTTGCTGCATCTGCAGGACCTACAGTAACTACTTTATTGATAGGGTCAAATCCAACAAAATAAACCGGAGTCCAGGCGTTAATTATATTTCCAGTAGAGTTTTTAACGTCAATAGTTACAGAAGAACCTACAATCTCTGAGATGTTTGTGTTAGTTCTTTGATAGATCCTTACGTTTCCATTTTGGGTGTTTTGAAATATATCCCATCTACCGTCGCTTATCTGGGACGTATTTGGAAACTCTGATAGACCTTTTACTTCAAAGTTACCAGATTGAAGTACATTGTAGTCTCTATCTAAGACCAGCTTAGGGGAATATTTGATCTTTACATTTCCTGTAGCTAATACATCAGCCGATCCGTTATTAAGACTAAATGTATTAAGGGCCGCGTTAGAAACAGTATAGTTTCCAGAAGTTAAGCCACCGGCAGTTGTACCGTCATTGAGGAACGGTTCAACAAAAATTTCCTCCCCGTTGAATAATCCGTGATCGTTGTACGTAAAAGTCGACGAGCTTGTTCCTGTTACACTGTCTGTTTGAAAATAATAAGCAGTAGCCGAAGCTAACGATACGTTGTCAGAATTTACTTCTACGTTAGAAGAATTAACAATTGTGTTATTACCCGCATTTATTACAGCAGTTGCAAAATTTGCCCCGTCATTGATGATGAGCTTATTTCCTGCGGAGGTGGACTCTCCTCTAACAACGTTTTTATTGTTTATAAGGATCTGGTTTCCGTCAGTGTGAACAATATCATCACCATCTGCGCCATTTACAAATTGGTCTAGGTTTCCTTGTACAGAGGCAAATTGGCCTTTAAATACTTCTACCCACTCTCCGGCGTTATTATTTAAATATTTATTATAAATATAAATTGCTGCGTCTTCTTCCTCTACGCTTCCAGGGAAGTTTGTTCTTTTAATCCATAGTTCACCATGAGAGAGCTCTGGAAACCCATCTATTGCCGCTGAGGGATCTGGAGCTGTAGAAGAATAATAAACTCCACCCACTCTTCTTATATGGCTATTCTCGTCTTTAATATATAGACCGGGGTCTTCGTCGTTAAAATTTACTGCAAGTTCTCCCCACTGGATATCCGTAGTTAGAGGTCTTTTATTTTTTACACGCGATCTTCTGTGTAAAATTACGTCTCTTGGTGAGGTATTTGTCATGTCAGTATTCTAAAGCGTCTAATAAGAAGTTGCCGTCGGTTCCTTGAGTTACTTGGTCAATTGTAGTTGTGATAAAAGATTCCATAAACTGTTTGTTCACGGCATCAAAATCATTGACAGGATCTGCTACATCAGAGATTCTTCTCTCACTTAATTCTAAACCGATTCCTCCAACATTGACATTCTCTCCGAGTGTAACAGTATTTACAAACTTTGCTTTGCCATCTGCATATATAGAAGCAAGATAGTCAGTAGAAGTATTTTCCCATCTCTGTACTTCGGTCATTCCATCGTTATTTGACGACCTTACAATAAAACTCGCAGATAAATTAGTTACCTCTGGGATAATTGTTGCTTCCGCAACAGTTGCAGGAGTTTTTGAAATATAATCACCAGTGATAGATAGAGCAGAAATTAAACTATCTACTTGGGTCCTTGTATATAAGACACTTTGAGTGTAATAATTTTGAGCAAGATTATTATTTATAGAAGATAATTGACTTGCTAACTCTGTATCAACGTACGTTGTTAACGCGTAGCTACCCAGAGAAAGATTATTAATTACAGCATCGACTTCAGATTTAGTATATAAAACGTTTCTCTCATAAGTCTTAGAGATATCTGCTTTAGTATCTAGATATTTGTCAACTTCTCTTTTTGTATAAAAATCTCTTAGATCTGTAGTTCCTGTTGTCCTTGATTCTCCGCTAAATACATTAGGACTAGACGAGACTGATCGGCCAGGTGAAACCTGATGCCTCGGAGATTGTAGGATAGTTCCGTTAGTTCCGCAGGATCCGCTAGAATTAGATCCTCCGCCAAATACATTTGCCATACTTTACTTTAAACCTCAGATTAAAATTGATCAAGTATTTGCAATACCACCCATTAGGGAATGATTAGCACAATAATAGTAAAGAGTAGGCGTGCCTGTAGGTACAGTAATTTGAATATAGGCATCGCTGTTTCCAGGAATACCAACTTTAGTTACGCCTTCTGTAAATTCAGATCCTCCTCCATGCGTACCATTAGATGTTGTTGAGAAACGTAGTGGATGATTTGAATTAGAGCTATCGTTTTGATTAAAGCGATAAGTCTCGCCCTCCACAAGATTCAAAGTTGGCTGTTGTACTCCATCTATAAAGTAACGATTGCCAGAACTAACGCTTTGAACCGTTACCGCGTAATTTATAGCACCAAGAGCATTTATCTCATCTTGAGTTAAAACTCTCTGAGTTCTTATCTGAGCTGCTTCACCTAGAGTCTCAAAGTTATCTTGATCACAAATATAATTTCCTTTTAGTTTGTAGTTAGGGATGGGCTGTTCTACGTAATGTCCTTCTGATCCTATTTGAACAAACTGATAATTATCTAGGTTTCTATCACTTTGAGGACCTAAACATTTATTTTGACCAGAGTTGACGCAGTATATTTTTTCCCAATATCTAATACCATCTACTATCGGAGAAAACTTTGCAAATTTAACTAAATTCTCATCTGTAACAGGAATGTTTCTAATATTAATCCAAAGACAAAAAGCATCGCTACATTCTGCTTCTACAAGAGCAAAGTCTCCCACTTTGTAAAAGAAATCTCTTCTTATCTTATAATCATCCCATTCGTCGCTATTTCTTGGCGTAAGGTCTTGATTCCAAGTAGACTCTGCTTCGCCCCAATCCTCAAGGTATTCTTTGAGATGGTAGAACTGATAAGTAGCAATTAGTTCTTCTATAGAGGGAAGCTTTACAGGCTCTGGTGACTGTATGCTACAGACCTTAGTCCACTTTGTTCTATCTAATGGACCGGCAGGTGCAGGTATATTTTCGTTAGCTTCGTATAGGGATATCTCGTATCCGTCATCTTCTATGTACAGTACGCGGTCGCCAGTATAATAAGCAGTTAAGCCAATATACGTGGCAACGCCCCACTCATCTCTGGTTTCGTCGTAATTTAAATTATTAGTTGTTTCTCTTAATTGCCAAGGAAACTCTACATCGCCCCAAGATTTGTAGAGTACTCCTCTTTGGAAATCGTATAGCTCATACTCATCAAATAGCTGACTAATAGTCTTGCCGCATGTATTAGTCTCTCGCGCGCAAGACTCATCAACCAGGTCACCCTCAGCACTTACTGCTTCTACAGCCGCCTTTTGCTCTTCTGTTAGTTCAGAAAAACAGCCCTTAAAGAATAAATTGGAGGTTGACATACCTCAACCCTCCTATAATAGATCAGTTATATGTGAATGTGTCCATTACAAATGTAAGTTCTAAGGTAGATACATTTGTAGAAGCTCTATCGGCCTGACCAAAATTAATAGAAGTGATCTGAGCATCAGGAATAGTAATAGTTCTATTTCCAAGAGGTGAGGGATCTTCACCACACTCAACAGGAGTAACGGTTAGAGTTACAAAAGAACAGTCATAGGTCTTCCAGAAGTCAACAATGTCAGCGTGCTTCTCTGGGTCAAACGGAGTAGAAACGGTTACTTCAGCAAGAGTACGAGGACCCTTGAGCTGGAAGATACGACCTCTAACGCCATCAGCGTACTGAGTAGTTCCAGAAGTATCTCTGATTCCAGAGAATGTTGTAAAGTAGTGGCTAAAGGGCGAAGCCTGGATCCAGTACTGAGCTTGAGTAATAGGCTTATAGGTTAGCATAGTAAATTATGTTATATGCAATATTTCTAAATTATATTTAAACTAGGTGGATTATTGAAAGTATGGATCAAACCATCTCCAGTATCCTTTACTCTCTATGTCAAGAGTAACACATTCTCTATGGACGGTGTATCTATTTAATCTAAATACTCTTTCATATAAAGCCACTAGATCTTTTGCTCCGCATTCTGACAGTCCTTCTTGTTCTATAAGGCTCTTCATCTTTTGAATTTCTGTCTCACAAGAGGACTTGACTTCTAAAGTCTCTGGAGGTAGCTTGCGAACGTTTCTAATTTCCTCAAGGAGTCTTTCAATAACAAACACGATTTCTCCAGGAGAGGTAAACTCGTCGATCTTGAGCCTAGAAATTTGCATTTCGTTACCAGTGGCATCCGAAACAATTCTTTGGAACCCGACATCGTCAAGATCTCCTTTGAACTTGGCCGCGATCTCCTGAGACATCTTCTGCTTATCAGAAGCTTCCTCGAAGTCAAAGAGTTTCATGAGTTCAGTTCCAAACTCCAGATCCTCGGACATAGGAGCCTCACCTTCTTGACCTTCCTCCATAGGAGGCATCATTCCGGCACCCATCATTCCCATACCACCCTCAGGCATTTCTTGCTTAATGAGTGATGGAATATTAAGTTTCTCTCTGAGCCAATCTACGTCCTCTACTTGATATCCCAATGCTCCTAACTGAGATAGAACCTGAACCATACGCACAGGATCTTCGCGTTGCTTAAGATCTTCAAAGTTACGAACTAGTCTCGGGGGCGTCTTACCTGGATAGTTAAGTTCTACAATCCATCGGACCAACGTAGAGTTAATTGTTTCGTCAAGCTCTTCAGAGAAGGCTTTAGCCTTTCTCATACGAACAGAGTCGGCGATTTGATCGCGCGCAAATGAGCCAACACTACCAGTTTCTTGGCCAACTGTAGTCTCTCCGTTAATTACGAAGCTAATTTGCTGGTCAATATACGTAATAAGCTGATTATAAAGTTCTGGTCTTCCATTGCTTTCTAACCACTGAATATCCATTTCGTCTGGAATAACAACAGCGGTCTCTTGTCCTAAACGCTGAAGAGCACTAAACAAAGAATTAACCTCTTCCTCTGGAGTACCAAGGCTAAATTTACCAACTGCTGTAGGAGTTGTATGCTTATCAGAATACTGCAACCAGAAATTAAGTAAAGTTCTTCTGAACTCCACAAGAGGATATAACTGCCTTCCAAGACCTGATCCATGCACATCCATAAAGTTGCTATAGGACCAGTGCCTATGCATAATCATAGATCTTAGGGGGATGCCCATGCCCTCCACTGGAGAGAACATAGTAATAAGCCTAGGGCTTACTGTTCCATCTTCGTTGAGGCGGAATAAGAAACGTCTTGGGTCTCTAATTTTAATCTCAGAAGGTACAATATATTTTCCTTGCCTCATCCAGCAGATTTCACCAATCGACATACCTAGTACAATCGATTCGCACATTCCGCGGATAAACGTATCAAAACCTGAACTCGTGGATACTAGAGACTCTTTACCATAGGACTGACGAGTGTTGCTACCCATGCGATTAATCACTTGGCGCACAAACTCTGCAATCTCTTCGTCTTCGGCTCTATCGGATGAAGGGTATACTTCCCAAGGTCTTTGGATAATCTCACCTATTAGCTTTTCCCAAGCAGCAAGTATTTGACTGTCGTTAAACAGCCTCATATACTTCTCAATTGCTCGTGGGCCACCACCACCTTCTTCTAGAAGGATATCATCTCTACGTGGGAGGATCACTCCGCTAGTGAGATAAGGTGCTCCTGAGTAGGAATAGGGATCTGATTTATATCCCGCTAAGTTTCCTTGAGGAGTGCCCAGGGAAAAATAACGATCGAAAAACCCAGATTTAATATGCCTTTGGGGATTTTCAGAGGTCATTAAAACAACACATTATTCTTCGTTATCTTTAAACTGAGTTGGCTCAACTACCTTTGTTAAGTCTACATACACAGTTTCAAGATCCATGAGTTTCTCTGTGAGTTCTTCCCTGGTTAGCTTCCCGGCCTCCCATTCTGCAATTAGTTCCTCGGCGCCTTCGACTCTGACGTTTTGGCCCCGTGTCAAGATGTTGATTCCTTCTTCCATTTTTCGAAGTCCTTGCGAATAGTTAGATAAAATTCAGAATAAGTTTTGCGCCAGGTTTCATCGTATTTCCTGACATATTTGAAATAGTTTTCTTCCCAAGTTTTAAGGTCATATACTTCTTTATACTCTTCTGGAACACTTAAAGAGAAGTTTTTAAGTTCAAGTGCAAGTACTGCACTCATAAAATCGCCTCTTTTTGCAATCATTTGCTCTTTAAGGCTTTTCAGATCAATGTGGGGAAAGACTTCCTTTACTTTATTGAATAAAGGAGAAGTAAGAAGATCTGACCTTTTCTTTTCTTTTTCTTTCTTGATCGTTTCTTGATATGCATTATCAAGGATCCCTGCAATAAACGTAGAGTTAAATTCTACATTGGCTCCTTCGTTAATGTCTGCCCAGAATTTTTTAAATGCATCATATCCTCTGACAATAGTAATGTTTGCATAAGATTGCATTTTCTGCTTGATGTCACGTTTAGCGGCATCGATATAATGCATATCTTTTCCATCCGGCCAGAAAGCAAATCTTTGAGCAAGAGAGTTTGACCACAAAAATGTAGTCAAAAGCTTTTTAATCCTAGGATCAGAAATGTCTTTCTTAGGAAGATCATCGATGTCTAATATTGCTTTCTTCCAGTCGTAGAAGATATCAACAGCTTTGTTCTCTGCCGCTTGCCAAACTGGAGTCTTTGAAAGCTTTCCGATATGAGTCTCATCTAGTTCTCCGTACCCAGTGAGATCGTTGATAAGGACATCGTCTTCAGAAAGGCTCTCAGAAGTGATAACTTTTGGTTTACCGAGTCCCTTGGCATTTGCATTAAACTCTACTACCCACTTATCATGCGCAAGCTGTTGCTCAAACTTCCATTTATCATGCGCTAAGATTTTATCCAGTAGCCCTTCTGGAATATTACTTAGAGCTAGTATCTCCGGTGCTATCATCCTTACTTGCTTGACGTAACTTAAGATCTATATAGCTCATTATATCACGATGATTCCAACAGTCAACAATATTTTCAAATAATTTCTCATCTACACGACCTAGGTCCATTCCAAAGGTCAAAATTTTATTTATTTCGTTCCAGCAGTTGCTTCCAGGCTCGTCAAACAAAAAGATTTTCTTATCTTTAGTTATTTCTAATTTTTCTAAGATCCCTAGAGTACTAAATACATTGGAGAGCAGAGTGTTGTCCCAGCCAGCAAAAACAACAAAATCAGCACCTTTAACCAGCGCTTCTGTTATAGACTGTCTTACTTTTACTTCGACACCTTCTTTCTCGGTGAGGATCTGATCTAAATGAACAACCATCTTGTTGAGATCAGACGCGTTATCAACAGACTTAGATTTTACAATAACTACAGAAGTTTTGGCGGGCATAATTTGGTCAGAGCTACAAAGCTTTAAACCTAAAGTTTAAAGTTTAAGAAAAGTGTTTTGATATGCTCTCGGAATTAACAATAACTCAGGTACGGGGAGTAAGAGGTAGTCTACCTACAATCATAGACAGTTCCTTTGTTATTTACGAAAGAGAAATAGAAAAGTTAAATGTCTTGGTAGAAAAAGAGACATTTAAAAAGGCTATGTTTGAGTATATCACGGTTATTTTAGACCGGATCGAAAAAGACAAGCCGTTGACCACGGTGCCCTTGTATGCCACACTCTCATATGTCTTAGTTCAATTACAATTTGATGTAGCAAGATTCTTAGGGTTATATGCGATAATAAATAACGCAATCATAGAATTTCTAAGCGTTGCTTATAATAGAAAAAATACTTCTTTAGAGGGGTATATAAAGGGATATTACACCGCAGTTCAGACCTCTTTAGATGGCCTTAATATATTCTTAAAGGGCCTACAAACAGAACAAATTGTACAGTTAATATCGGAATACGCTCCATCTTTAGCAGTTGTCAAAGATACTTTTTCTATCAGACAACTCAGTAATAACACTATATACACGCTTTTTGGAGAAGATAATTACTGGGAAGTTCAATCAAGAAAATATAAAAAAGATCCAACTTTTTCTACTAGGGACTATACTATATTAGACGGAACACTTTATGTGCTAAATAAGGATGTTGGTATTTCTCGTCCCGATCCTGAATTTGATCCAGATCAATGGAGCGAATATAAGTCAAAATTCCTTGATAGAAATAAAACATTTAAAAGCAGATTTAAGAGAAGCGTTAGTAAATACGTTGTAAATGCTTTAGAGCAATCTGGAGATATTAATGAAGCTATTTCTGACAGCAAAGTAGTTTCAGAAACAGCTAATCTTGTATATGACGAGAAGGATCTGTCTTTAACTTTTGGTGGATCTGGCAAAAATATCATTGAGAATGTTTTATCTCTTAAAACCGTAATAAAATACTTCGGGAACAAAGAGTCTTCTCCCGTAGGAGATATCGATTTTGTTGCTTCTTTTTGTGAATATCTTTACGCAGGGTGCTACGGCAGAAACCTTCCTTCAGGGTTTTCTGCATCTTCCGGTTTGAATATTTTTGGTAATTTTAACTTAATTTTTTACTATCCTCCAGAGTTAAATAAAATTGCTGGCTTAAAATTCATAGAAGGCTTTAAGGATCTAAAGTCTTTTAAGCAAAATCTTGATTTAGGAGCAGAAATAGCCGGGAGTCCAATAACTGATCCAATGGACAGAAAAGAGATTATTTATAATCCTATTTATGCAAAATATATTAAAGGCCTAAAAGATAGATTCTTATTTGATATTAGGAATCCGTATACTGACAACTATCAATATAGCGTTGACGTTATACTATTTGGTCTAGAGTCAATTTCAGGTATAGCGGATATCTTAGGAGATACATTAGAAGCGCTTGGTAGTTCTCTTGGCAGAAACGGGACTCTACCTGGATACGAGGGCTTAGGGTCTATATCCTTACAAATAGAAGAGCTAAGAAAAGTTTTTATTCCAAAGCCAATGCTAGATGATCTTACGTCTAGAGGAGAGAAAGTTTTACCAGGACTCAATGGCTTAACAACCTATCTTCTTAACTCTTATAAAAAGCTTACGTCCGTTGTACCAGACGTTCCATTTACAGGAGAGTCACTAGGACAACTCAGTGTTTGGGGTAGGAACGTACAAAAATACCTTGAGAGATTGCTTGCTGATACAAAGGGTATCGGGTATCTTCCAGGATCCTTTATACCTAACATTTCCTTTAAAAATTCTTCAGTAGAAAAAGGAGCGTTAATAGATCAGCTTAGATCTCTTAATTTTCAAGAAAGCGAGATTGATAGGTTTATTTCTGCAGAATCTTTTGAGGAATTACTATTAGAATTTGCTCCTCTTTCAGACTCTAAAGACCAAGTCTCTTTCTTTAGAGGCTATGAATTATCTCAGCTAATTTATGAGTTTGGAGGAGAAAGCGCAATTGACGCGTATTTAAGCTATCTTTATTCTCAAAATAACGAGGGATTAATTAACCTATTAAGCATCTCTCTTAAAAATCAGTCTGAAGCTACAGTCTACAATACAAACAGATTTGGTAAGCTTGTCGGATTGCTCATGGGTTTGACATTTGCTATTGATCCAAAGCAGTTGGAACTATTTAGAGAGTACTTATCTGGAAATAACTTGACATTTTTTGAGTCAATCTCTTTCTTACTTAAGAATAAAGAGAAAAACATTCTCTTAGATAAAGATGAGATTAGCTTACTGAATCCAGTATCTAGATCTTTAATTTTTGGTAAGTCTCCGTTTGACTTAAACTCTTACTCTATTGATTATCAAACTGCAAATGAGCACGCTCCTCTTGCGTTAAAACAATATACTGAGATTTTAGATAAGAACTTAGGGGAGGCTTCTACAAATTTCTTACAAAATCTATACGATAAGAGTCAAGGACTAACAGTAAAAGAACTACTTAGAGTAATAAATCCTGAGTCTTTCCATACTGACCTAGGCCAATTACTAGATGGCTATGAGGGAGGAAGACTAACGAGTGTAATTAATTATGCTTATTTTAGTGGAGTGCTTCACAAGGTAGGATACTATAATAATTCCTATCAAGCACCTAACTTCTTTGTTCAACCGGGAGGAGCTAATTTGGCGATCTTGGTGGAGATAATTAATTCACTAGTTCTTTCGTTAGACATAACATTAACCAATTTTGTTAATACTCTAGAAGATGATTTCTCTCAAGATGTACCAGAACTTTATTCGTTCTCGAATATTACTAATACATATAATAAAGAATTAGATACTCTTTCTAAATTAGTTAAGAACCTTGTGCCTATTGGGGGAGATCTTGGTAATCTGGGGACTCCTGAGATTATAGGTACTGAAACAATAATAGGAGCTCCAGGGATAGGTAATTCGCCTGTGCCAGAGTCCATAATAAGGGAAAACAGTATAAGTCCAGAACAAGCAAACCTCTTATCCCCGCAAATTAAGACTAATTACTCGTTCTTAGCTCCTAAGAAAACCGGCAATATCTCGGAAACGGACGTATTAAATACATACACAAAATTCATAGAAGAGACTAAATCAATTGTAGGAATACCAAAAATTAATTCTGTTGCAGTTGCAGAATCAAATATTTTATCTAAAGAATCTGAAGCTAGATCTACAGAAATTTTAAAACAAGATTTAGAATCTGTTAATCCTTTACTGTTTTCTGCCAATCCGTTCAGGGATAATGTTGAAGACGTCGTGGTAAATAATCTTTTAAAAGATGGCTTAATCAGTCAATTTAGCGCGATAAGATCCTGTAAGAGATTTGGTGGAACAAACTGTGAAGAGAGAATAGATGAGCTTATAAATACCTGCGGAGATCCTAGCAATAGTGCGATTTACTCAGAAAGAGATGAAAGTCCATTTGTTCCTAGTTCAAATGGTGGTGTATTAGTAGACAGACCTTACGGTAAAAACTCTGAAATAAAATTAAGTAACTCATTTATTCCAACCGGTCCAAATAATCGGCCAGAGTTTTTCAATGTATTCAATGAAGATAACATTAAAATAGGAATAAATGGAGATCCTATTCTTCCTTCTTTAAGTTTTGATCCTTTAGTTTTCACAAAGCAAACTGCTGATCCTAAAGAAAAGTTCTATTCTCAATATTATAATTCAGAATTTGGACTAATCGAGGCCATTAAAGCAAGGTGGGAAAAAGATGAGCCTTTTAAATGTTCTCTTCTAGATGATCCCTATGCTTATCAAGCGTGTATGAATCTACTAAAATGTAAAAGATTTAATAGAGTTGACGAAGTAGACTCTTTAAAATTCTGTCCTAGAACTCTTGCGGGAGGATTATTTAAATGAAAATATCAACTCATTTCTTATTAAGCGAGAAAGACACGGTTTTACTGCCTATAACTAAAAAACAAAATAGTCCGTTTAACTATGTAGAGTTCATAAATGAAAATATTGTATCAAACGACGAGGTATATCTTTCAAAACAAAAAGCAAACTCTTGTGCTTTAGATATTATAGTTAACTCCCCTCCTCCTATTAAAGAACTCAAATTAACAAACCAGAATATACTCACTTGGGACGATCTATGGCTCGATGGAGAGACGGGATATAGCGTTGATCCGCAGATAGAGTCTATTAACTTGCAAAGAAATTCTCTTTTGTATGTTAATATGAATCTAAAAAGACACTACCTCAAGAGAATAAATCTAGAAGGAAATACGGACCTAAAAACTTTTGTAGGGATAGATCTACCTGCTCTAGAGTATCTGGACTTCACCGATTGTATCAACTTAGAGTCTGTAACCATTGGATCTTCTAAGAATATCAAGGTATTGAGTTTAAAGAACTGTAGGTTAACAGGAGATGGACTAGAGAGAATATTAAGTTCTTTCAGCCCTACAAAAACGGCATCAGCCAACATATTTCCAGGTACACTTCCGCCATTTAGGAAGCAATACACCACTCTACTAGATCTTAGAGGCAACGATATACCTTGGGGCAATAGCAGAATTGCTTCTAAAATAAGATTGTTAGTCACAAATAACTGGCTGGTACTATGGGATAGCGCTCCTCCAACTAGTGTAATTCCAATCCAGATGTACGCTTTCTTCCCTAAGAATCTAGGGGATACACAAATAGACGGATACTACGCAGGAGTTCAAATGAGACAAGCTCCTCCGACACCGACACCTCCTCCAGCTGCTGATCCTAGTACTCAGCCTCAAGCTCCAACTGCGGCTACTGGCCAGACCCCTCAGGCTTCTCAAGCTTCGGCTCCTCCGCCGGCACAGTCTCAGGCTCCAGCCCAGTCTCAGCCATCCCCAAGTCCCTCTCCCCAGCCTTCTCCAAGTCCAAGTCCGAGCCCTGCTCCATCACCAAGCCCAAGCCCAAGCCCAAGCCCAAGCCCCAGCCCAAGTCCTACTCCATCACCCTCGCCTTCTCCGAGTCCAAGCGGCGGTTACGGCGGCTACTACTAATATACAAATAGCTCAAAATTATGGCAGACCTTAGATCTAAATTTATCGAAGACTACGCAGGTGGTCTTTTAAATGTGTCTAGACAAGAACTTTCAAGCACAGGAGAAGTACTTTCTCAAGACGGATTTTTGTCTGATGCTACTCTATTTGTTGAAGATGGATCCGGCACAAAAAGTGGATTGAAACTTGGTACCACACTATGCGAGGTTGTAGACCCAACTACCCCGCAGGGAGCAATTAACGTAAGATACGCAGACAGGACTTACGCTAGCACAAGAGACCTAAAAATATTTTCTACTGCTATTGCTTCTGCTCAAGCTGCTCTATCAGACGCAACTGCGACTTCTATTACAAATTTAGAAAATGCCTTCCAGTTATTAGAAACCACTCAGGACACTCTACAAAATAAATTCGATGCTAATGTAGATTTTGTAAATGGCCGATTAGATGTTGTAGATAAGCAAGTCAGCCTTGCTGACCAGGTAAAACTTTTAGAAGATAGAACGGGCGTTTTACAAAATACTTTGACTTCATTTGTAACTGAAGATCGAGTTATTAACTCTTCCAGATTCTATGTAAGGACCGGAACCAACGCTCAGCCTTCTGTAGTTCAATTCTATAAAACAAGAGGAGAGGTAGCTGAAAGCAACGGATCTCTATTTAAAGACGACGAGATTGGCGTAGTTGAATTTGCGGGAAATGACGGTAACGATAAAGTAGTAGGATCGAGAATAGTTGGTAAAGTTGCGTCCGCTTGGAATAACGACGAGAGAGCTACTTATATAGGATTTAACTGGGTAGGCACTGAGGAAACAGGGGCTGCTGCCACTCTAACTGAATGGATTGCTTTTGGTAAGCCATTTAACGGTACTGATCCCATAGGACCTAAAACAATCACATTTGAGAGCATACCAGAAATCCCATCAGCTGATAATGCACGACCCGATGTTCTGATTAATACAAATGGACAATTAGTTAAGAGCTTGGCTCCTGCTATTACCCTGAACGAGTTCAAGGCTTTATTTGCAGCTTTAGATGTAAGTGGTGCTGCTGATACTACCGCAGCATTTGCAATATTAAAAACTGCCGTTGCGGCATTATCCTAAAAACACTTCTTCAAGTACAGCTTTTTCTAGTCGGATCGCGTAAATCGGTCCGACTTTTTTTAGTATCGCAAATACGACCCCTTCTTTTTCGTCTTCTTCTGTAGGGAGAAGTTGCTGCTTGATGTCTTTTAGAGCGTCATAACCGCCAAGCATTGGAGCAATATCTTTCTTGCCAAAAAGCCACATTATGTCACTTTGATCTTCCGTAGCAACATAAAGCCCTATCGGCTCGTTTTCTTTTAAGCTTTTCTTAAATTTAGGAACTAATTCTTCTTCAAGAGTTGAGATATTTTTGAATATGTTTTTAATTTTTTCTCTGGCTTCAGGATGTTCAAACATTACATTTTTTCAACTTCTACACCGAGCTGCTTAAGAACATCGATGCCATCTGTAATTCTATACTCGTTACGATAGTAAACTTTTTTTACTCCCGCTTGTGCGATCATTTTTGAGCAATCTGGACATGGGCTGTGAGTACAGAATAATTCGGATCCGTCGATAGATTCTGATGATTTAGCCATCTTTACCAACGCATTTTGTTCTGCGTGAAGAACAAAGGGGTTTGTGCTACCATCTTCTCGCTCACAGCAATTGGTATGAAATCCTGACGGTGTGCCGTTCCAGCCATGAGCTAATATACTCCCATTCTTAACTACAATTGCTCCTACTTTCATTCTTTTACAATTTGAAACCTGAGAAAATAACTCAGCGGTCTTCATGTAAGCTTCTTTGATCTCAGGCTTCATAAGGATAGATTCTTCTATCTATTATATCACTTAAATTCGCTTATGTCTAATATCCTTAATACCCTGTTCATCTCTAAGGTATTTTTTATACTCTTCAAAATGCTTAATATCTTCTTGGCTTAAGAATATCTTGCCTGTTTTAGGAGGGCGAACCCTCTTCTTAACAACGGGCTCTGGCTCCACTTCAGGCTCTGGATCTGTAAAAAATTCTTCTAGCTTATCCTGAGGAATCTTATACTCTTCTTCCTGAGATGGTTTTTCAGCTTTAGCTGCCGATGTTCTTCTTGGTCTTCTGGTTGTCATATTCTTCTCCGCTTGCAAGTAGAGCATCCGGCCCAACCATTAACCCTAGAGGGACCTGGATACTGAGTACCGGGAGCGTCTGTATTAGAACTTACTTCATAAAGTCCTGGAGCTAAAGTTGATGCTTTCTTAGCTCTAGTGTTGGCCCAGTTTTGCCAGCCCCACATATCCTCTGAGCCATATACATGTGGATTTTGTTGAGAATTATTAGCCATAGCAGCTCTTGTATTTCTAGAAGGTCCTGAGTTAACTCTATTAGATGATTTTAAATACCGGTCCTGGGCAAGTGCCTCTCTAACATACGCAGTGTTCTGAGTTAGCTTATCTCTATAGTCTGCGTTCTGTCTCGAAGCTTTCCAAGACTCATATGGCGCATTGTTTGAATTAATAGCCATTATTGTTCCTGTCTAAAATGTCTTTAAACAAAAAATCAAATTTAGGGTTTAAAGAAAGGTACGTATAATACAGTGTACATCATGGCTACAAGCAAAATGTCCAGACCTGCAGCCGAGGAAGTTAGTGCTGGAGATACTACTTCATCTTTTGACTTCGGAGAGCCAGAGGTTGTTCCGGTAGAAATTAGCGAAGGAAAATTTCTATATCTAAAAGAACCCTGCGCAGAGGACCTTATTCATATTGCTGATATCAACGACGACGAAAAGTTGGGAGAGATTGAGGCAACCCTTCAGACGATTTGTATTCTTCACGCGCCCGAAAGAGGCGGCAAAAAACTCTCTATGAGAGACGCAAAAAGATTAACCGCAAGGCAACTCAAAAAAATTGGCGAAGCATTGGGGACCCTATTAGGATCGGATGAGTGATAAATACTCGGTAATAAGAGAGCATAATTATACTATCTTAGTTAAAGATAGAAATAACAACGTACTAAATTTTAGAGATATAACCGGAGAAGACTTAGAATTTTTAGAAAGATACTTTGATGAGAAAAAAGATCTTACTGTAAACGACGTAATTACGGTTTTAGAAAGAATAAATATATCGGGCGTAAGCATAAGAAGATTAACACCAAAGGTTATAAAAGAAGTTTTTGAAATTGTGGTAAAAGAGATATTTTGCAATTTTATGCCGAAACTCAAATGGTTAGAGGTGTGCTACGCTTTACAAAATAATTCTTTTGTTGCGATAAGTTTTTTTGAATCACAGCCGATGACAAAAGTTATGGCTATGGTTCAAGTCCATCAGGAAGCTGTATCTGAATTGAAAAAATCGCAAACATAATGACAGATGAATTAAGATTGAGGCTCATATTAATTTTATGCTCAATTGTAGTACAAAAAAATCATACTAAATTAAAAGAGTTTGTTCAAGTGTGTTCTCATCATGTCACTGATTCAGACTTTAATAAGATTATGAGGAAGTCTCTAAAGATTTTGGAGTTTCAATCTTGTGGCAGTGAAAGCTGTCCAGATTGGTTAATGAATAACTTATTCGATCTGTACAAAAGCAATTCGGAAGATTAAAGCTTATAAATAGCCGTTTGTTTAAAGACAATCTGAAAGGCCTCTTACTTTGTAAAGATTTAATTTATGGCTAATCCTGTAAACATTAATGTCGGCGCTCTACAGCGCCCTGGAGTGTTTGTTACTCAGTCTGCGACTGGCGGATTACCTCAACCTCTGGCGTCTCACGCTATTGGTTATATCTTTGGTTCTACACCTGTGGATCCATATGATGAAAATCCCCTAGACGAGTATTCATCTCTACCTCCATATCTACCAACACAAGTTGGTTCGCTCGAAGATTGGGTTCAAAGAGCTGGTGGTGTTCCTACTGCCGCTAATAATCCCCAATCGATTACTTCATACGATTCTGTTAAAGCGTTCTTTGAGAACGTTGGTGTTAACGGAATTCTATACTACACTCGCGTAACTCCAACTCCAGAATCCAAGGTTGTCGTAACCAAGGGTGCTGGCTGGAACCTATTTGCTCTTAAAGTCGGTGATCGTTACTTCGGAGATAAGTCTCTGGGTATTAATGATGCCGCTGGCGTAGAAATCAAGGTCATTACAACTACTGCTCTTGATGCAAATGATAACGCGTTTGATATCGTAGGTTATCTTGCTGAAGACGATCCTGACTTCAAGACTTTCTATAGAATTGAGCAAACTGATGAAGAGGCTAAAAAAGCCACTTTCAGAATCTATTCTAAAGACGCTCGTCAGATTCCTACAATTCAAAGCTTCAAAGGATACCAGATCTCTGATACAGCTTACGCAACTCCTACAGATGCAGGCACGATTAGTCGCTATGTTCCTATCAAAGAACTCGACTTCCGTTGTATTGCAAGAGACGTAACTACTCAAGAGCCTGTACTTCCTATCTCTGGTTCTGCTATTGGTAACTTCTTAGAAGAAACTTCTGTAAGCGGAAACACTGCAGCTGCTGCTTCCTTCACTGCTTCGACCGGCGCAGTTAAGATGGCTGATATTACTAAGCTTAGCATTGGTTCTGACGCACTTGCTGCTGGAGATAAAGTTGTTTTTGAGGGTATTGATCCTGGTGCAGTTGCTTATAACGGAGCTGGAGAGCTTCCTTGCGGAAACATCTTCTATAGCACTACTTACACCGTTCTAAGCGTTAACGCTAGTACTAATACGTTCATTATCAATAATGGTTCTGGTGCTGCTTTAACTTTCACTTCTGACGACGCCTTAGAAGTTAGAGTCCGTAGACTAGCTTATGACCCAGAAGTTCAAGCCGATGTATTCAAAGCAATCGAAGACTTCCTAATCGACCAGGAAATCTACGCTACTGACGCTTTAATTCCAGACAATAAAATTGTTGCTGTCACCACTGATGAAAGAGTCGGAAAAGACGATCATGTTAAATGGTCCGATGGATTTGCCGCTTACTATCAATGGGATGCAAGCACTACCGCTTTCACTGCAGGAGCAGCTGGAGGAGGCCTAACTGAGGTTCCTAATGGAACAATCACTTCTGTAGGCGGTAATGTAACAAGAACCGGATACGTTCCTGATAGCGTTCAAGTTTTCTATGTAAATATCGCAGGTGAGAACAGAGTCATTATTGCTAATGGCGCAACTCCTGACGAGCTTACTGCCGATATTGTTAAGTCGCTAAAAGAAGTATTAGCTGAGAAAGAGTTAGATCCTTTCTACGATGTAGAAGCAGTTGCTGTTGACTACTCTGGATTGGGCTCTGGTAACTTTGCACCTAACAACGGAATCGCAATTACCACCTCTACTGCTACTGCTGGTAAGCCTGCTCTTCGTCCTACAAATGACGGACAGCCTCTTACAGGTACAATTGCTACTACGGCAGCTAACACAACTATCCAAGGATCTACTTCCGCTCAGAGTGGAACTGTTCAGCTTCTAGCAAGTGGTGCTCTAATGGGTACTAACACAGAATTCCTTTCTGTTATTGCTCCTGGATACAGAATCCTCATTGGATCTGCCACATACGAAGTTGTTGAAGTTACCTCTAACACTCAGGCGATTGTAAGCAACCGTGCTGGAACTACCGTTGGTGCTGGAGCTTCTTATAGCACAGTAACCACAAGATTCACCGAAGATCTTTATGCTGGATCTTATGTTGTTATTAACGGATACAGATTTGAAGTTGCTAGCGTAACTAACGACTCTGCTTTCGTAGTAACAACCGCTCCTACATTCACTGCAAGTTCTACTACAGTCTTCCTAGATAGCTCCATTGCTAACGGATTCTATCGCCACGACTACATCCTTAAGGTCAAGATTACATCTAAGAATGGTATTCCTTCTCCGGTTGTTCCTGGTCTTAATAGATATGGTCAGAAAGACACCAACGTTGTAAGAATTAGCTCTCTTTCTGAAGCAGCCGACTTCAACGCTTATAAGTTATCTGCAAAGGCAAGAGCTCAAGACTTTGTTTATGCCATTGAGCAGGGCATGGGTGCCAGTGACTATCGTCCAGGCTTCCTCTTCGCTCCCGAAGCATATGCAAACTTCAAGCAAGAAACTGGTGTACTCACCAAGAAAGAAGCAAGAGAAGAAAGAGTCAAGGTTACTCAATCACTTCTAAAGGCTGCCGAAGGTAAGCTTGGCGAAGTTGAGGGTATCTCTGGAACTCAGCACATCGCTCTTATCGACTGCGGCGCTGATGAACTCAGCCTAAGCGAAGTACAAGACGAACTCTCTTATGTTAAGTATACTGCCGGAGCTCCTTTCGGTCATGGTGCTTTCTATGCTCCATACATTAAGAACGCTTCTGACAGATTTGTTCCTCCTAGCGCGTTCATTGCAGGTATTGCTTGCTCTAGATACGTTAATGAAGGATTCCAACAATCACCTGCTGGCGCAAGATATCCGCTAAGAGGAGCCACCGGCCTTCGCTTTGATATCACAGCTCAACAGCAAGAAGTTACATATCCTCTAGGCCTCAATCCTATTAGAAGCCTACCTAATAGAGGAATTGTTGCTTGGGGTGCTAGAACAATGAGTCCTAACGCTCTATTCAAGTATGTTAACACTAGAGCAATCCTTAACGTTCTTCTTGACGTTATGGCTAGAAGCTTTGACGATGTTCTCTTTGAACAGATTGACTCCGCGGGTACACTTTACTCCAGAGCCAAGTCTATCGCTTCTCAGGTTATGGGTCAACTCTATCGTCAGGGTGCTCTCTTTGGAGCAAGACCAGAGCAGGCATACCTGGTTGTTTGTTCTGATGCTAACAATAGCTTAAGTGATCTAGAAAATGGAACATTGAGACTTGATGCTTATGTGGCTACATCGCCAACTCTCGAGCGTCTAGTTGTTACTGTGGTTAGAACACCTGCTGGTCAGGTTGCTCAGGTACAGGATACATTCTCTAGAAACGTAGATAGATTCGACTATCTCCTTAACCAAACTACAGTTTGATAATTAAAAATGTCTGATAATCAAGAACAGGTTTTAAACGCTAAAGAGCCTTTAACTTCTCAACAAAAAAAGAAGACTGTACACATTGAAATGTTCAGAGCTGGTCCGCAAATCAGCTCTACTGGACAAAAATTAATGTTCACAGAAGAGGATCTGGATCAAGTTGTAGGAACATACGCTCCTGATGACCACGAAGCCCCCTTGATTATCGGGCATGATCAAACAGATGGAACCCCAGCATTGGGTTGGGTCAAGAATCTTTGGAGAAAAGGTAAGGCTTTATGGGGTAACGTTGAACTTACCCCTAAGGCTGAAAAACTAATTCGCGATGGAGTGTTTAAGAAAGTAAGTAGCTCCTTCTATTTACCCGAGGCGGAAACTAACCCCCACCCCGGCAAACTGGCGCTCCGCCACCTCGGATTAGTATCTATTCCTGCTGTTAAAGGCCTAACCGCTTTTTCCGAAGGTGAACTTAATAACGAAAAAATTATTAATCTAACCCCCGAAGATGGGGATATCACTATTTCGTTTAAAGAAGCCTTAGAAACAAACAACTCTGCTATGACTAAAAAGAAAACAGAAGACGTTGTCAAGGAGGTCACTGTTGATCAAAGCGCTGATCATGCAGAAGGCTCCATGACCGTCAACATTAACATCGGCGGAGGCAAGCCTTCCGTCTATGATGACTCCGGCAATCAAGTTAGCGAAACAGGTGCTCCTGCCGATTATAAAATGGAGTATGCCGCTGATGAAGAAACAGAAGAAGAAATGGCTCCAGAGGCCGAAGCTGAAGCTCCTGAAGCTGAAGGCGAAGGCGATGATATGGGACTAGAAGATGAAGGTGGCGAAGAAGAAGCCCCCGCTGAAGAGGAAGCTCCTGCCGAAGAAGGCATGGGTGATGAAGAAGGAGAAGGCGAAGAGCCTGCTGGTGAGGAAGGCGAAGAAGATATCTCTGGTGAAATGGAAGATAACGACAAGAAAATTGCCTCTCTAGCTGCCGAGTACGACGAAGACGAGCTCTTCCAAGCACTGGCTCTCAAGAAGCAAGCCGGCTCCATGATGGAGAAGGATATGTCTTCTTATGGCGAAATGCCCGAAGGACTTAAGAAGCACATGGAAGAGAAAGAAGGTAAAGGAGAGGACGAAGAAGAGAAGAAAGAAGAGGCTGATCACTCTGAAGAAGTGGTCGATAACGCTGAAGAAAAGAAAGAGGAAGAAGTAAGCGATAACGCTGAAGAAGCTCCTGAGGCCAAGGAAGAAGCTAAAACTGACATGGCTGAAGAGGAAAAAGAGGAAGAGGAAGAAGAGAAATCTGATATGTCAGAAGAGGTTAAAGAAGAGAAGAAAGAGACTGCTGATCACGCCGAAGAAGCTGCACCTCTGGCTACCGAATCTCTAGATCATGGCGAAGCTGCCATTGGAGATCAGAGCATTGATACCCTCAACGCTCGTGTAGCCGAACTCGAGGAAGAGCTTAATAAGCAAAGAAAGCTTGCTCGCGAGAAAGAGATTTCTTCGTTTGCTGAAGGACTCTATGAGTCTGGAAAGCTCACAGAACAAGTTGTACCTAAAGGTGATCTTGTTCGCTTCATGGAGACACTTAACCATAAGAACTCTGTGAATTTCTCAGAGACCGGAAAGGCCTCTCAGTTTGACTTCATGCGTGGAGTCCTTGAGTCCCTACCTTCCATGGTCTCGTTTGAAGAGTTTGCAACACCAGCTTCCGCTCCTAAGAAGTCGAAGTCGGTAGAGCCCAACGCTTCTGGATACGCTTACGATCCAAACACCGCTGATGTTCATGCCGATGCGTTATCTTACGCTGAAGAGAATGGATGCGATTACTTAACAGCTGTTAAGTTTGTTATTAACAACAACTAAGGTAAATACTAATGGCAACAGACCCACGTTATATGTCTTTTGACCACCAGTATGTCGAAACTGTATCGACCAGCGCTACAATTGCTGCTCACCGTTTCGTAACTCGTGGTGGTGCATACCCCGCTAATGACGGCGACTTCGCCGCTGGCGTAACTATTTTTGATGCTCCTGGCCAAGGTCAACTCACAGCTAAGGGCTATCAAGTCGATGATGGATCTACTCTCGTATATGAGGGTCAGCTTAACCCATCCACAACTCCTGCTAAGCCTGGAGTATTCCCATATCAGGGCCTTCTTTCTGTAGTAACAGAAGGAATCGCTATCGTTCAAGTTGACGCAACTTCTGGTGCGTTTGCTGTTGACGCTGCTGTATATGCTTCTGATTCCGGTGAAGCTATTGCTTCCGGTGGTGGCGGTACAAATTTCGTTCTTGGTCGCGCTCTTGATACCGCTGCTGGCACAACTGCTGGTCAGTATATCAGAGTTAAGCTAGGTTCTGAAGGCGCTGCTTGATAAATAAAGGAGAATATTAAATCATGATGAATCTAGATCAAGTACGCGTAATTGACCCTATTCTTACGCAACTCGCCCAAGGCTACAAGAACGCTGAAGGCGTCGCTACATTCTTCGGTCCTGCTGTATCTATGAATACACGCGCTGGCCGTACCCTCGTATTCGGCAAAGAAGCCTTTGCTGCTCAGAATTTCCTCCGTTCGCCTGGAACTAACATTCAGAAGATCCAGAACGAGTTCGGAACACGTTCGTTCGCTCTCCGTCAGGAAGCGATCAGCTGGGAAATTGCTGAGGAAATTGCTGCTGAGGCTAAGAACGGAGCTGCTCAAATTGACCTCCGTCAGTATGCCGCTAAGGACGCTGCAAACCGTCTAATGCAATCCTGGGAGATCACCGTTGCTGATGCTGTTACAGCTTCTGCTTCCTACGAGACCTCCTGTGTATTCGACCTCGCAACTCGTGCTTCTGGTGCTGACCAGTTCAACCAGGCCACTTCTGACGTTGAGGTTCTAATCGACGAAGCTAAGGAAGCCGTTCGTGCTCAGATCGGTACCTATCCTAACAAGATGGTTATCTCTCCTGATGCTTTCAACGCCCTCAAGCGTAACAAGAGAATTCGTGACTTCATGCAGCGCGGTGTTCTCGTCAATGAGTCGACTCTTGCCAACATCTTTGGTCTTGACGAGATTCGTGTTGCACGTCGTCTCAAGCTTAACCAGTCCTCCGGTGCTCTTGAGAACATCTACAGCAACGTAGCCGTTCTCTTCTATCAGCCCTCTGGTGCTACTGATGGTTTTGCTCCTGCGCTCGATGCCAACTATGGTAATCCTGCGTTTGCTTACACCTACACTCTTGCTGGCTATCCTATCGCCACTCCTGAGCGTTTCAACATCGAGCGCCGTGTCTTCACCGGTGACATCCTCGTTGAGCGTTCCTTCGAGCTCGTAGGTATGGGCGAAAACGGTAAGGTTGGCGCTGGCGCTATCCTCACCAACGTTGTTGCCTGATATATAATCTACAACCTAACAAAGTGGCTGGCCTTCGGGTCGGCCCTTTTTGTTTAAAGTAAAAAGAAGAAGAATATAAGCTATGTCAGGTCCTCAGCCTCCAAGAGATATACATGGAGTAGCGAGTAATTGCAACCTTGCAACTGTAGACTATTTTATATCTATTTTTGGCTTTCAAGAAGCTGTAGAGTTATCAAATATCGAAGATCCTACAGGAAACGGAATAGATGTAGATAAGATCCAGCTTGCGTTAAATGATGCTGCTCAGTTAGTAAATAACTACATTGAAAGTGCTCCGCCTCAAGGTAAAGTACTTATCGCCGGTTCGTTCAGAAGAACACAAGCAACTATTGCTAGATACTATCTAGACGTACTACGTCCTAGAACTCAGGTTCAGGAAGCTGCTGAAAAAGCTTTACAACAATTAGAAGCTTGGGGATCTAAAGGAAGCCCAAGTGCGGGCCTCAAATGGCAAGAAGCTTATCGTTATTGGAGAGCTGGTTGCTCTATGACAAAGAGCTCCTATCAGAGAGGCAGAAGCTTCACTGATCCCTCACTTAATAAGTGGGTACTCCGCGAAGGAAGTAACGATAGAGCGTTCCCCTATGCTAATAGAGAAGCTCCTGTGCTTAATAGATACAGTGAGAAAGCACTTGAGCCAGAGACAGTTGGTATGGTAGAAGTTCAATCTGATAGTAATCAGCGTTCTAACGTCCTATTTGACGCTCTTGAAACTACGAGGTCTCTATCCAGCTTTACAAATACAGAAGATGCCGCAAAGCCTGAAGAAGGCGACGGTCTTGTCGCAGATAATACCACTGAGTCTGCAGACGGAGAATTTGATAATTATGGTGGTTTAACTACTGAGGATACTTTCTGATGTCTACTAGCTCTTACAAAGGATATAACCCATATTACCCAACAGGCGAAGGTGGTGGGGCAATGTACCTCACAAATAACGATGCAGGTAATTGCTATAAGTACTTAACTGGATATAAGACTGGAGTTTTTCCAGACGGAACAAAGTATAAAGAAGATGCGGACGCTCTTCGTCAATATATCGTGTCTCTAGAATCTACTCGTAAGTTACAAGATCTTTCTGATGTTAACTTTACAAGAAACGTAAAGAAAGGAGATTTCATTATCTACGACAATACTAGTGGTAAATGGGTTTTAACTGATTATCTGTCTGGCGGCGAGTTCTAATGCTTTTAGAAATTGAGAACCAACTACATTCAAGAATTCATAGCACCATAGGCCAAAGCGCCGTTGTTCTGCGTCTTGCTGAAGAACTAGACAAATCTGGAAGGGTTGCAGAACAAGCTATGATAATAGTTAGTTATGTCTCTGGTACATCAACTAACGAGATGGGTGGTGGTGCTTATATTCCTACAGTGAGAACAAGAAAGATGACCTATAGCGTTACTCTTGTTCAAAAACAAACTCAAAGAGAGGGACATAGTTTCTCTTTACCTATATTAGATTTAATTGCGGATGCCGTAACAGGATGGGTACCTGAAGTCCCTGGTATTGAATTCGCTACAGGTTTTGAGTTAGATAGCGAGAAATTTGTCCAAGTAACGGAGGCTTCTCAGTTTATTTATGAACAAAATTATTCTGTTAATGTTTCTATATCTGACGGTAGATTCTATACTCAACCTTGTGCCGCGTTTGATCCTATATCTATTGTCGATTTCTTGCCTACCAGAAAATGTCTACAAACACAAGACAAAGTACCCACAGGATTAGCAGTTTGGTCTAGGGTTACAGGACCAGAAACAACTGAAGATTGGGTTGTAGAAGATAAGAATGCTTGTGGTGATCCTGTTGGATCTAATGTTGTGATCACCTGTGGCGCTGAAGAAGACGGAACAGCAACTTATAAATTTATCCCTAGAGATGCTTACATTCATGGGGTCGACGGAACACGAACTATAGACGAGTCAAAAACTATCTCTGGTAATCTTTCTAGGGTTTGGAAATGCAAGAAAGGAAACGCTGGAGATTACCCGCCCTGGTTCAAACTTAACGTTGATATGGGACTCTGGACAAATACTACTCAAGCTTTAGGAAGTGAAGATGCCGGAGACTCTGCTAAGCAAATAGTAAGCATAAATCCTGATCAAGAATTTTCTAGAGGTATATAATTAGGCCTTGTAAATAAGGTCCTTCCTCTCTCAATATTTCTTCGGAGAGTATTAAGTGTAATGCATCTATGGCCAGCGTTATTGGTCATGTTTGCTTTTTTAGGATACTTTGTTGTTAACTCTCCATTTGCTTTAAGTAATGCAAATTCTGAGCTAATAATCCCCACCCAATACTGAGGTTTTTTCTTTGCCATCAAGTAGGGCTCCTCTTGAATAAAGAGGGTGAGCCCGTACTTGTCTTCAAAATATTTGTTTAATTCATCGAAGTTTTTCAAAGACGGGGATGAGTTCTTTGATTGTGACTGAGCTTCCATCATCTTCTTTCTTTTGTTGAGATACTGTGGTCGTACTAGCATTGGCGGCTTTTCGGAAAATGTAATCGATTTCAATAGAGCTTAGCCAAGCATTTGCAACAGGAAGCTCGTAGATTCCGTAATTATACCTCATCCATGCCCAGCACCAGGCATGAGCAACTTGGAACAAAGCGGCAACTCTCTCTGCTTCTTCCTTTGGACACATATACAAAATACTGTCATGTACTGACATATTGAATTTTGCATTAAGTCCATGGTCTTTGATGAGCCATTCCATCGCAGCCATGAAAGCATGAAGCATTGCACTTCCGGTAGACTGGATACACCAGTTATTTCGCATTGTCCAGAAATCATCACCTACCGAGGATGGACGGAAGGCAGTTGACATTTTAGTACCACTTAGAGGGTTAATAGGGGTCTTTTCACAGGCAATTCGGGCCATCTCATTGTAGGCATATGAGTCAGATCCACCAATCAATTCCCTCATTCCTCGGTAAGCTTTACGACCCTTCTTGATTTCAATAAGCTTCTTGCCCATGTCAACAGCTTGTTTCATAGGAATGGATTTGTTACCCTTTCGGATAGTGTTAGCAAGAGTCTTAGCTCCACAGCCATAAAGCATCCCGTAATTACAACCCTTAGCAACAGCTCGAGAGATCCCGATTGCTTTTGCTGTCATGGAGTGCATGTCTGTTCCGTTGTCTTTTGATCCCGCGAGGATAGCATGGGAGAACTGAGTAGACCCAGCCACCTTGTGATAGGAATCAGCAAAGATGGAAGCAACAACAGCCTCTTGGGCATCAAAATCTGATTCAACAAAAACCCAACCATCAGGAGCTTGTACGCGGGTTTTGATCTCGGATCCAATTTTGTCATACTTTGGATCAGGGACCGTGAGCCAGAGATTTTCTCCAGCGCGGTTAGTAGAAGTATTGTGAGGAACCGTTGCTGGGACAATAAGATTGAATTCTTTACCGAGAGGATTGTTGACTTTAGAGACATATTGTTCACGAACCCGGCTGCGAACCGAGGTCCAGTAGGATACGTTAATTGCAAGTTTAATTAGCTCTTTAGCTTGGGGGAGGTCAGAGCTAAGCATTCCAGTTTCAAAGTCATCTGCATAGTCTTTAGAAAGCACACCTCCGACATTCTCTCCCTCGCCTTTAGGGTGGGGAACTCGAATATACTCTCCGAGGTCTTCGTTCATGAAGCACCATCCTTTGTTGGAAAAATAAGTCATGGGCTTATCATCCCACTTGAGACGAAGAAGGAAGTGAGAAAGACGGTTTTTAGTAGAGATGCCACCAATAACGAGCTTATTACCTTCTTCTGTTTTTTGGATCTCAGATACGCTCCTCAACCACTTAGGAATTCCGTACCATTTAGAAGCAGGCTTTCCAGCTTTAGTAAGTTTGAAGTTACACTCCCAGTCCATTTGAGATAGCCAAGGATCGGACTCTACATCTACTTCTCCTTGGTTCCAAGCATCATACACTTCTTGAGCCATTTGGCCAAGAATTTCTTCTTGTCGAGAAATAGACTCTTCCCAAATCTTTTCACAGCCTTCAAACCACTCTCTCCAATCATCAACAACCGGAAGGAAAGCAGAAGAGATTCCAAAATGGCCAAGTAGAGTGGTCAGAGATGGATTGTTCTGGAGATATTTAAGAACAAGAATAGAATACAGCTCTTGAGTAATCTCGGCGTCTTTAAGAGCATATTGAGTCAGATCGTCGCGAAGTTCACAGATTTGCTCCATGGTCTCGCTGACAACAAACACGTCGCGGATTTTCTTATCTTCAGGTTCGAGAGGAACCATGGGTTGACAATGAAAGTTATAGCAATCAACCAAGCCATTAAGAGATCCCTTATCGGCCCAGATGGGATCAGCACGATAACTTGCTTTCTTTGCAGTCTTCTGAACATACCACCATCGTTGACCAGAAGCCAATCCGCTCACGTTAATATGAGCAGACATGGTATCAAACCAGTAGTTCTTCTTAGTGATATCGTATGACTCTACACAACGGGCTCGGTCATAAGCAACGTTATGGGCAATAAAGACTTTATTATCTCCGACTGGAACAAGCTTGGTATAGTACTCGATGGAAGGATCTACGTAGCACTCATGCATCCAAACATAGTACGCAGTACTGGTAACAGCAGAAGCAAGAATGGGATGAGAGAAATCAGATCCTTTAACAAAGGTCTCACAGTCAAAGACGGCAATATCTTCTTCAATTACTTCTGGATGAGTAATATCAAACCCATCTTTGGTTGGTGTGTATTTGGTCCAACCCGGCGTATTAACGATATATTGGGAGCTAGGCTTTTTAGGTAGATCAGAATAAGCAAAGTCCTTCATGACTTTGATTTGGTCCGATACAAGGGCCTTAGAGATATTCTCGAAGTGCTCTTTGATATTCTTACCTTTGAGTTCAGGAAGTTTGAAGTCTTCCATGAAAAAGCTTTCAGGATTTTCAATGGGGAAGGTTACCCCAAAGTTTTCCATAGAAGCTTTAATGCTTTTAATAGTATCAGGTTTTACAGGAGATGTCTCGCAATCTCCGAACACCTGGCGGTTCATCCCATCAGAAAGAGTGGCATAACCCAGGACATTAAGTTTGGACATAAACAAGAGCAGTTTTTACTATTATAGACCAAGAAGCCGATCCTGTCAATAGTGGATCAGGAACTCCTCTCGGTCAGTGTAGTAGACGCCTACGCCTTCAAAGTTGGTAGCGTCAATTATGAGTAGGTTTTTACGCATATAAGGATAGCCATAATGTCCAAATACATATGTATCCTTTTCACAAGGACAATACTCTTCCAGTTTGTCCTTCCACCAAGGAAACCCTGGGCCAGACAATATTCTATCTCTATTTGTTTTATTTACTTCTCTGGAGAAAAGAGCGTGGCCGAGGTTAATGTTCTTAGTTTCCTTTGGTATTGTAATAGTGAGAGGACAACGGGCCAACCAAGAAATAATATCTAACCTCTCGTCAAAGTCAAGCTCTCTAAGACATTTAAGAGTATACTTAACTTCTTTTTTAAGAATACGCTCTTCTGGAGATACAAGGTTTTCTAATATATAGTTCTCGTTATTTCCAAGTATTAGAGTCGCCTCGTTATTTACGACTTTGTTCCTAATAAATTGGAGCGTACGAACAGGGGATGTTTTTCTGGTTCTTTTAAAGAATGGCTTGTGGTGGATGCTATCGCCTATCAGTATGAAGTGATATCCAGGAGACCTTTCAATGATCTTTTCAAGGGTCTCTATTCGGCCGTGAAGATCTCCTATAACGCAATATTTCTTATTCCTCGGTAACAACAGGTGCCCACCAATGTGGGGTTTCGGTTTTCCACGTGGCAAAATCATGTTTATGCATGTTGTAATACTTTCGATATGCCGCCACAGCATCTCCTTCTACTTTACACTCATCAGGCATGGCCTGGGCAAACTCTGTCATTTCTTTAGGGAGTTTTTTAGACAGAGCGATGCGCGTCTTCAGCAAAGACTTTAGGCTATCTACACCTCCATGAGGATGGCCAAATCGTTTTTCAAATTCGGCACAAAGATACTCAGTCATGTGGTAAGCCCATGACCAGTTTCCGAAAGACTCTCCCATCCAGATAGTGCAAGGATGCTTTCGGAACATCCTTGTTTTATAAAATTCTCCGTTAGTCCGTTTTGCAGGATCCAAGTCATTCATTACAGCAACGATACTGAGCATTTGAAGATGCTCCACAATCATTTTATTGACATGCTTATCGCAATGATACTGTGCTGCTTTTGCCGGATCCTTATCCAGTACAAATACATTCATAGCACTATAGCTTATACTATATAATTTTAGACTATAAATGTTGTTATGTCAATCTTTTTTCTCCATTTCTTCTGTAGCAAGTTTTAATATATAGTAAATAACGTATCCAGTACAAGCCAATCCTATTGCTATCATTATGATTACGCTCCAGACAGGATCATTTATGTCATTCATCTAACTCTACGGGTGGCATTCTAAGCTGTTTTATCTTCTCTCTAAGAGATTTAAAAAGCTTTCTTTGTTCTTCGATTTCTTCGGCGGATAAAGGTCCAAGTCTTTTGTCTAAGCTCATGCAGGATAATCCCAGTTAGTTATTCTTTCGACTTTGTGGATTGGTCCCCACGATCCAGGCAGATAGATATAAGGAACAGTGCGAACGGGACAAGACTCACCAGTACAGAGAAGGTCATCAACGATTCTCCAGGATTCCATAACCTCTTCAGCGTGAACAAAATGTGATTGGTCTCCATTTATAGCGTCGTAGATAAGTTTCTCGTATCCGTCTACCGCCCGGTCCTCTGGATACTTGTGCGTGAGCGTGGCGGTCTCGAGTTCGTCATTAAAGCCTGGTGATTTAATATCGACACGTATATCAAGATGGGGGTCAGGCTGTAGACGCACCACAATACGGTCATTAATTTCTCCTTCATATAGCTTTAGAGGGGGTACTTTGAGCTTAACAACAACTTCAACACACCCATAGGGCATGTTTTTGCCTGTCATTACGTTAAAAGGAACTCCCTCCCAACGCCAGTTATCGACGAATAGAGTACCAGCAAAATAGGTAGGAGTACCACTGCGAGGATCAACGCCCTCTTCACTACGGTATTTTTCATATTGACCAAGAATAATGTTCTCTGATATTCTAGTGGCTGCAAGTACTTTTGTCTTCTCTCGTCTTATTTCCCTTGCATCCATTTTTGAAGGGGCCTCCATTGCTATCAGAGCAAGCACTTGGAGGATATGGTTCTGAAGCATGTCTCTAACAGCCCCGGCGGTTTCATAGTATTGAGCTCGACCTTCGCATCCTATAGTTTCGGTTGCGAAAATCTGCACTTCATCTACGTATGTACGGTTCCAAAGCGGCTCAAGAAGAATATTGCTAAACCTTGTAGCAAGAATATTGTTAACAGTATCTTTGCCAAGATAATGATCGATGCGATAAACTTGCTTTTCGCGTAAATGTCGCTCCACCACAGACTGTAAATGATTAGCAGATTTATAATCGTGCCCAAAGGGTTTTTCAATAACCACACGGGAGAGTTCTGGGTGGTCGAGGAGTCCCGCTCCTTTGAGGTTGATGATAGCATTCTCATATCTTTCTGGTGGTACTGATAAGAAATAAGTCGAATCGTCTGCATCTGGTAGTTTGTTAAGGCTCTCTTGAGATCCTAGATCTGTAGGAACCCAATCTAGTCTATGCAAGAAATCATCAGGATACTCTCCTAAGGAATCTACCCAATCTTGTTTTGTTATCTCTCTACGAGAGGTACCAACAATAACTAGGTTATTAGGAAGTAAATCTTTTTTATGTAATTTATACAAAGCTGGAATTAACTTCCTCTTGCACAAATCTCCTGTTGCCCCAAATATTACTATTTGATAAGTAAGTATTTCAGTGGGCCGTCCCGTTTCCGTCATAGTCGTCTGATTCATAGTAGTTATTTTCACCTTTTCGGTGCCCGAAATATATTGTGGATAATACAAAGGGTATTGCTGCCCAAAATAAGACATTAGATAGGTTCATTTCTTTCGTTAAGTCCTAAAGTTTTTAAATATTCTACCCACCAACTAGGATTTTTATCGGTCTTCCAATTAGGTACCTCTTCCCCCTTATCAGAATAATATCTAAAAAGGGCTTCATCTATAGTCTGTGCGATCTCCATATTCTTCTTCCTCTTCATCAACATCTGCATATGCGTCCGCCAAGTAGGGTCCTCGTTTTCTAAAGGGTTCTTTTTTGACATATGTTTTTTCTGCGTTTACGGCCTCTACCCAAACCGCGAGTTTCATGACTATAAACAAAATAATCAATGGAAGAAAACATGCAAATAAAATTGCTGGATTCATTTTTTCACCTCTTCTTGGAAATAACTTGGTAACGGACAGCCTTTAAAGTCATTTAGTTCATCTACAAATAAGACAAACATAGTACAAAATCCGATACAGAAAGCAAAAAGCATTTGAGGAAAATTGTAATTCCCCATGTGGGCAGTAGGATCAGGCTCATCATTATGCGGGTGCAGATGCTTTGATATCTCTTCTACCCTCTTTTTTCTTTCCTCATCGGATTTCTTAGACATTACCTAACGTCGTGCCCTCCAAACATTGCTCTCATACCATTTAAGACTTTGTTTGCGAAGCGTCCAAGTCTTCTGGACTCAAATCTTGAGTAGAGAGCAGTAGTAATAACAGGGGCTGGAACACCGAGATCCACAGCGCTGTGAACAGTCCAACGACCTTCACCAGAGTCTGATACTCCCCCATCGTATCCGCTAAGCTCACTATCGCGGCGTAATACATCAGCGGTAAGGTCAAGTAACCAAGAACCAACAACGCTACCGCGACGCCATAACTCAGCAACTTCAGCACAGTCAATATCATAGCAATAATCCGCTGGACACTCCATCGGAGCAACTTCAGCGTCACCTGCAGCAACGTATGCCGCTCCAGCATTTGCTTCATGCAGGATATTAAATCCTTCTGCGTATGCTTGCATGATTCCATATTCAACTCCGTTATGAACCATTTTTACAAAGTGTCCGGCTCCTGGTGGCCCACAATGTAACCAACCATGCTCGGCAGATGTTTCGTAACTCAGAGGGTTAGTTCTGTTAGCGGAGCCAATTCCAGGAGCGAGCGCGCGGAAGATTGGAGAGCAGACGGATACTGCAGTATTTGTACCACCAACCATAAGACAGTATCCACGCTCCAGACCGTAAACACCACCACTAGTACCGCAGTCAATATACGCGATGCCGAGTTTAGATAGCCGTTCTGCCCTGTATCGAGAGTCCTTAAAATTGCTATTGCCATGATCAATAATAATATCGCCTTCCACACAAAATTGTAATAGCTCATTGAGTGTTTCCTCTACGGTTTCTGCAGGTACAACCATCATGAATACTCCCGGTACCTTGCCGGTCATATCCGATCCTGTATGGACTACTTGAACAAGGCCTTCCAAAGAAGTGGTATATCCACTGATATAACCCGCTTCATATTGCTGATTTGCTTTTTCAATGTTTTTACGATAACCATGTACTTCGTGACCTGCTTTAATGAGACGGCGGGACATACCTTCTCCCATCCGTCCGAGTCCAATCATTCCAACTTTCATTTGTTTTTTAATAGATTTTCTATTTGTTTTCGAGTGTTGGCCATCTTTTTATTTTCCCGCTCCGCATGTTTGTATCCATGCTTTCCAGAAGATATAAAATGACCTTGACATATCATAGTTATGCCAAAAATAAAGAGAGTTACAACTCCTATCCATTCTACAAAGTTATTTTGAGCCATGGTAGTAGTGGTGGTATTACTCCAATAAGTCGAAGCAAACCCTCAGCAAAAAGTGCAAGAACAACCCACCCAACACACATACTAATAATTGAAGCATTACGATTATGTTTTCGTATGGCGGCATCGATCATCTCCTGAACTTCTTCTTTGGTTGTGTAATTAACTGGTGGATCCCTTTTAAATAAGCTCATGGCGCTAACTCAATAGCTTCCATGAGTTCTCTTGAATGTTGTAACTCATCATTTAGTATCTCTAAGATTTTTTCATCTGGTCCATTTAATGCAAGGTATTTACCATAGGTTGTTGCGGCGTGAATCTCTATTTCATAAGACAGATGGTATGCAGACTTAGGAGCCAGCCAGTAATAAACCACATTGATCCAATAATAGATAAGTACGAGGTGTTTGGCCACAAAGCGATCCACCCAATAAGCGTTACCGCCCCTACTTTCCATATATTCCAAATGTGATGTTTCATTTATGCTTTGCTCAAAATGTTGGATCATGAGATCTAGGTGCTCAGGTCCTCTGAGTCCCATGCTCTCTCGAAAATGTAATACACTTAAAAAGGCAAAATAAGGTGCCCTAGCAATTTCTTCTAGTACCCAAAACCTTTGATAATCTCTACCTCTATAGAGGTAATCTAAAACATCGACTGAAAAGTTTAAAACTAAAGAATTAAGGTTTTTAATCATCGCAATCATTAAATACAGATCCAACTTGAGAACCTACTTCAGAACCGATATTCTGACCTAAGAGCAATGCCCAGCCACCTGCTAACCACCCTATGTAAGGTATGCTAGAAACTGCCGGAACAGCAAGACCAGCAGCTAGGCTACTTCCCGCCATTGCACCTTGTGAGCGTGCTCCAGCGTCCGCCGCTATACACTCGGCGCTTTTCACATGCTTTCCCTCAGTATCCAGTGTTGAGGCACCTCCCATGTTACGGGTGCCCTCCATGGTGTACTGATCACGACGATATTCTGTTCGCTGCTCAGTTCCACCACCAAAGAATCCCTTCTTGGTTTTATCAAGATTGAGAGACCTTTCTGACTCTAGAATTTTAGGGTCATTAGCACGATATTCAATTTCGTATCCATTTTTTCCGGCTTTAATTTTATAAGATGAGTATTCACCTCTAGGTAAGTTGATCATGGGCGCAGACGGCTCGGTTTTTAATAGATAACCTAAGACGCCAATGTGGGCAACACCAATCAGTGTTCCTACTCCTAATGTAAACCATTTGAATACAGAAGGGGACCTTTTATCACCGTTTTCTGACATATAGACCTCCTATACGTAATAAAAAAGACCCCAACCTAGGGTCTTATATATCTATCTTTAATCCTCATATATCCGACACTCGTCGGTCTCAGGATTCATTTCACAATATAGCTCTAAAGCTGTAGGATCGTGATGGTCCTCTGGATGCTCTTTGTGATAATACTCAAGTTCCCGAAGTTCTTCCTCGATGTGCCTTCTCTGCTGAGGAGAGGTAGTTGGGTTTGAAAGAATTTCTTTGTCTTTAGCAATGTGAGCTTCGATGTTTTCCATAATTACTTAGATTGTTTGTATTCGGAAAAAGAGGCGTACCCTCTAATTTGAACTAGCTGATCGTAGGCGGCTTCTCCTTTTTCGATCTTTGTCCCTCCATCATAACACCAGGCGTATCCATCGTCAACTATTTTCTTATTATAACACTCCTCGCCCTTATAGAACCAACCTAACATCCGGCCATACTTACCGTCTTTTTCAGTTCTAACCTCTAGTTCTTTAGGATCGCAGCCAAACCATGTTTCGGCGTAGCTAGTTGCGTCTAATCCTAGAAGTTTTTCATCTTTATCCCTGGTTCGTTTTTCTGGAGTATCGATTCCAGCAATCCGAACTCTTTCTTTTTTAAAGAGCCCAAAGCCTAAATCTAAAATAATATCTACAGTATCACCGTCTACTACCTTTACTACTTCTTTGATTCTGTATTCGTACATTGTGTTTTTTCTTTCTTTAATCGAGAAAGAAGTAACTTTGCGTACGTAACATCTCCATCGGAGTAGTGATTAGGATGTTTTTTGGCTATTTTTATCAGTTTTTTTGCTGCTGCTTTCGCATGCTTTCGCTTCATGTTGTCGTATCACCTCCACGTCTTCTATATATCTTATAAACTCGTTCACTATGTTACTTACGTCTTTGCCTCCCTGAGAGATCCACATATCGCAGAACTCGTAGACTTCGCGTTTAAGCGTAAAGGCTTTACCTAAGATCTCAAGAGACTTTGCTCTCAAATCCATACGTTCTTTAGAATAGCGCCAGTCGTTAGTCATGGGGATGTATATAATATACAATGCAAGATGACGGGATCGAACCGCCGACCGCCTCGGTGTAAACGAGATGCTCTACCGCTGAGCTAATCTTGCAAGAAAAGGCTCACGCCTTTAGGAGTTCCTCTACTTTCTTTTGATCATTGTCAAAAATTTCAAGGCCTTTATCCGTGAGGATATGCTCGTACATTTGCTCAAATACCTTAGGAGGCATTGTTGCGATTTCGGCTCCGTTATACCAGGACCTAATAGCTCTTTGGACTGACCGAATGGAAGCAGCAAGAACTTTAGTGCTTCTCCTGTGCATGCAGTATAGCTCAGAGATACTCCGAACAACTTCAAGACCTGCAACAGACTGATCGTCAAGTCGGCCTACAAAAGGAGAAACATAAGACGCCCCGGCTTTGGAAGCTAATACAGCTTGAGCAGCGCAGAAAATCAGAGTTACATTGATCCTAATACCCTCTTCTGAGAGTACTTTGCAAGCAAATAAACCCTCCTTTGTACAGGGTAGCTTGATTGTAGCCACCTCGCCAAACTTTTTAGATAGCCTACGGCCTTCATCGATCATCTGCCAATCAGTTCCAACGACCTCCATACTAATGTCTTGGACTCCGATGTCTTTGATTTCCTGATAAACATCTTCTGGGTTACGTCCGCTCTTCATAATAAGAGTCGGGTTTGTCGTAACGCCATCGATGAGACCAGTGGCAAAGTGATTACGAATAATTTCAGTATCAGCGGTATCTAAAAAGATTTTCATAATTAAGAAACGTGGGCTGTGCCAATCATACCGGCACCTTTATGGGGAGCGCACCAGAAGGTGAAGTCGCCGGCTTCAGGGAAGGTTATGTCAAAAGACTCTCCTCCCGCAAAAGCTAGATCATCATGAGACCATTCTGGGTGATCCTCAACTACAACGTTATGAGGAGGAAGCATTCCGTTTACAAAAGTAACCGTATCTCCCGCAGAAATATTTATTTCAGATGGCTCAAAAACTAAGTTACCATTTGCTCCCATTGTGACTTCAACAGCCATTGCAGGAAGAGCAAAGAATAAAGAGGCAAAAATAGCGAGTAGAAATTTCATCTTTTAGTTAGTGGGTGAAAGGGTTCTACTATACCTTCACTGGAAGGGATACACTTGTAGGTGTAATATGAGGACTTCCAGACTTTCGGACTCCTTGGTATCGGATTCTGTGCAAGCACAGCGGGCACCACCCCTGTCCTAATATACCTTACCCCGTGCCTCCACAAGGGTTATTCGGTCACACCCTATGGACTCTCCGTCGAGAATCCAAAGCGGGATATCGGACTCGAACCGACGACATTCAGCTTGGAAGGCTGACGTTCTACCACTGAACTAATCCCGCAGAACTCAAGAATTATACCATGTGCTTGAGCTTTTTAACATAGTCATAGGCATAAAGTTCACGGCTACCTTTGATACCCCACCCCAGCCAATAATAGGCCGGAACCATATATTGAGATACAGTTTGTCCGTTTCCTTCAAACATGGGCAGGTATCTTTGAAAAATGTTCTCGTTGATCATATAACGAGTTTGTCCTTCCAGAGAACTAGGATCGCATCCATATTTATCGCAGAATTTACCCAGGTTATTATATCTTCCTACTGAGGTCCACTGAATAAGACCATAACCCCCACTATGGCAAGAGTCGTAAGAAACTCGAGCCCCTCCCTCGCATATGTTGGGAATAAACCTACTTTCCTGTTTAATGTTACCCATAATCGTCGCAAGAGCATTACGATCGGTGACTCGAGTGTGTTCTTGGAGTTCTGAGAGGACATATTGTTCTTCAGGTGTACAATCAGGACATTTCCAAGTCTTTTCTATTTCAACTTTAGGCTCAAACGACTCGACAGGGATTG